TTCAACACAAGGCACAGGTTGATGACAAAAAGGTACAATCCATGGAGGATATTGCACAGCTTCGTGCTAATATAGCCTTGGAACGTGTCAATGCTGCGAGGGCTAAATGATGCCAGATTCAGATTTTGGTGGTGGCTGGGGCTACCAAGGAGAACGCGATAACACACCTGCTTCATCTCCTGAAAGCGCAGCCGCTGCTCAAGGAAATGTGAGTGGTGGAGGCGGTGGTTCGGCATCAGAACGTCAGCAAGCTGACCGTTATTCTAATAACGAGGCAACTGCTGCTCAGAACAATGCGATGGCACAGGCCAGTGCTAATGCACAGGCTGAAGCTGAGATGCGGGCTGCACAAAGCCAAGGTCGCGGTTCAAATGTCACTGACATGCAGCCACAGCCTCCTGCTGTAACGGCTATAGAAAACCTATCCCGTAACATCAACCCTATCAGCTTTCCGGGTGGATCATCTGCCACGAGCATGTGGTCTCCCACGATGTCTGGCTTTGCTATTCAGCCAACGACCAATACGATTGGTGTTCCAACGCTTGTCTTGGACACGATGAGACCAACTACGCCTGTGCCATCTTTCCAAAATACTCCGTATGGTATTGATGTTAACAGGCTAAGTCCTACGACTTTTCAACAAGATAAGATTAACAACTTCTTGAATAAGACAGGGTACATTGAATCTAAAAACAATCCTTTAGCAGTTAATAAGGATACAAAAGCTTTTGGTCAGTATCAACTTACTCCATCAACTGCTGTTGATTTAATGAACAAATACTATCCTGATCTTGTAGTTGGCCAGACTCCTAGCCAGATTGCTCGCAATGTTGCTTTGAATGAGGCTCTTCAAAAGGACCTTACCACTAAACTGGCACAGGAAAATATGGCTTCTCTTTCGAGAAGTGGAATTGTTCCAACTGATACCAATGCTTATTTGTCGCATTGGTTTGGTGGCGCAACTGCGAAATCAGTTATCACATCAGATGCAAATACTCCGATTGAAAGTATTATCGGCGAGGATGCAGCATCCAAAAACAAGCTCACAGGTTTAACTACTGGTGAGGTTATATCCAAGGCTGATCAAGCCATGGCTGCTGCTGGTCGTGCTACTTCAACAAACAGTGGCATAGGTTCTGCTGGTGGGTTTGGTAGAGTAGCTTCTGACATTAACCCTAAGTTCCAGTCAGATGTTGTTCCAAGTTTTAATGATGCTGATCTACCCGCAGAAGGTGCTTCTCCAGCAGCAGCTACTACTGGTAAAAAGGGCTTTGTTGCCCCCGATGCTGTAGAGGCTGCCACAAAAGCCCCCGAATCTTTCAGTGATTGGCTAGGCGGCTTCTTTAATACGTCTGATCAGGTGTCCAAGGTCCTAGCAGAACCAAACAGGGTCGCAACAATTCCCGGCCTCCCTAACACTACCTCTGGTATGACTAAACAAGAGTGGGCAGATAGTTTTGGTGTTGATCCGTCCGAGGTCAAATCACGGGTGTCCACGATCAATGGTACGCCTCAGGTTGACTACTATACCAAGGAACTCACTGATATTCCCGGTGAAATCTTTAGCGGTATTGGTCAAGGTATTAATGGTATTGGTCAAGGTATTTCCTCATTATTTAAACCTCAGTCCTCGGACAACGGTTTCAGGTCTTCTCCTCCCCCTTCATATACTCCTAGCTATGGTGGTAATGGCGGTGGGGGTAGGAATGATACTTCTACCCAAGCTTCAAATACTACACCTCAGACACCAGTAACGGTTGCATCAGCAACTCCTGAAACACCCGTGGCTTTAGGAACTGGAATAGATTATACTCCTCGCAAGTATAATCCCAAAAATATTGTCGTAAGAACACCAAGCTACCGATTATCCTAAGGAGTTAACCATGGGCTACCCAATTAAGCGTGATAAGACTGTTACCCCTACTGTTGAAACCTCGATGAGTGTTCAGAGCCAAGGTACGGTCCCATATAAGAAGACGGAAACCTTTGCTGTCCCCGGCGCACCGACCAAGAATGACATGGAAGCCCGTGGTTTTGGTCTGATGATGCGTTCTCAGATGTTCAAGGTCCGTTAATGGCTACTCGCAAGAAGGGTCCCAACCTTTCTGTAGGTCGAGGAGAGAAGCTCTCTGTCAAAGAAGGCAGTGGGCTGACGGCGAAGGGTCGTGCCAAATACAATCGTGCCACGGGAAGCAACTTGAAAGCTCCGACCAAGGACATGAATAATCCTCGGCACAAGTCCTTCTGCGCTCGTTCACAGAGTTGGACAGGGGAACGTGGCAAGGCTGCTCGTAAGCGGTGGGGCTGCAAGTAAGTGGACCCATTTACCCTTATCGCTGGTGCGACTGCTATATACAACTCTATCAAGACTGCCGTCGATGCTGGTCAGGACGTGATGGAGACTGCTGAGAAGGTGGGTAACCTTTTCAGTAAGGTGGCTCAGGTTGTTACTGTAACATCCACACCTCAAAGGAAGAAGCTGTTTCAATCTCCGGCGGAGTTTGAGGCAGTTGCCGTTAAAAGGTATGCTGCCAAGGCTAAGGCTTTGGAAATGCAACAGGAAGTTAGAAACATGTTTATCGGCCAGTATGGTCGTCCGGCATGGGATGCTATCCAACGTGAGGTCATCGAGATGCGTAAAGAGGCAGCACGTCAGGCAGCAGAGGAACTTAGACAGCAGGAAGAAAATCGTAAGGATTTGATTCTTGTATCGTCGATTGTTGGTGGATTGCTCTTTGGAATGGCCGCTATCGGCATTTTACTCATGATGAGGACGTGACATGGACTTATTAAAGACTTTTGGACCACTTGTTGGTCAGGTAGCCCCATCTATTGCGACTGCTCTTGGTGGTCCCCTTGCTGGAATGGCTATGAAAGCCGTATCAACTGCCCTGTTTGGTCACCAAGACGCTTCTGAGGAGGAAATTTCCTCGGCTATGGCTACTGCTACGCCGGATCAACTGGTAGCACTCAAGAAGGTTGACAACGATTTCAAGGTTCAGATGAAGTCTTTGGACATCGATTTGGACCGGATTGCAGCATCTGACCGTGATTCTGCCCGCCAGATGGCTATTCAGACCCATGATTGGACACCCCGTGCATTGGCTGTCGCTATTGTTGTGGCATGGGGTTCTGTACAGTGGTTCTTGCTTCATAGTGTCATTGACGCATCGATGCGTGAATTGGTGGCACGGGTGCTTGGAACTCTGGATGGTGCCTTGATGTTGGTGCTTTCCTACTACTTTGGGTCTGCCCACAAGCACACAGACCCCAAATAACCTTGGATAGAAAAGGAAAATATTCGTGGACGGTGTTTACTTTGCCGATAGTACGATTAAATTCATACGAGATAGGACAAGAGTCCTTAAGGAACAGATAACAGAGGGTTCTGTTCCTGACTTTGCCAGCTACCAGAAACTTCGTTTTCAGTACGAAGCTTTTATTGCTGTCGAAGAACACATAATCTCTCTGCTAAAAAAGAGTGGACTAGACGATGAGTAATCTCATTCTACCTGCACATGTTGCAGATGCCGTCGAGGCGCAGCGAGCCAAAGAAGCCTTTGAGAAGATCAAGGAAAATTCCAAGAAAAAAGAAGAGCCTAAGGTTAAGACAGAGGAAGAGGGTGATCCGATTGACATCACTGCTGCCTATGTCACGGAAGCAGAGCGTGTCATGGACCCGACCCGGCTTCCTGAATCAGCCCTAGCTCGTATGCCACAGCCTACGGGCTGGAGGATTCTAATCCTGCCATATCGTGGCAGCGAAAAAACTAAGGGCGGCATTTACAAGACTGCGGAGACGATTGAGCGCAACTCACTCGCCACTGTAGTTGGCTACGTGCTGGCCGTAGGACCTGAAGCTTATTCGGATACGGCTCGTTATCCTAATGGCCCTTGGTGCAAAAAGGGTGATTGGGTGATGATTGGCCGCTATGCGGGTGCGCGTTTCAGGATTGAGGGTGGGGAAGTTCGCATCATCAATGAGGATGAAGTGATTGCCACCATAGCAGACCCCGCCGACGTTCTCGACGTTTTATGAGTGCGCGGCGCACCATGGAGTGAACCATGCTAGAAGATGAAGACAAAAAGGAAGATTTCGTCGAAGAAGAAGCCGTAGATATTGAAATAACCACGGAATCTGACGACGAAGGCTCTGACAAAGCTGCAAAATCTGACGATGAAGATGAGATTGCCAGTTATAGTGAAGGCGTTAAGAAGCGCATTAACAAGCTGACATACAAGACCCGTGAGGCAGAACGCCGTGAACAAGAAGCTCTTGATTACGCCCGTGCTGTCAAAATGGAGCTTGATTCCCTAAAGAAGCGTGAAACGACCCTTAGCAAAAGCCTTGAGTCGGAAGCCGAGACACGGCTTAAGACACAGGAACAGTTGTACAAGGATCAGTACAAGTCAGCCATTGACATGGGTGACACGGACAAGCAGATCGAGGCACAGTCTTATCTTGCCCAGCTTGCCGTGGAAAAGGAACGCCTCCGAAACTATCGGGAACATCGCCGTGAGGTAGAAACTGCTCCTGAAAGACTAATGCCACAGCCAACCCAACGCCAAGTTCCTGACCGCAAGGCACAGGAGTGGGCGGAACGGAATACGTGGTTTGGTTCTGAACGTGGCATGACAGCCGTGGCATACGAAATCCACGATGATCTCGTAGCTGAAGGTGTCAATCCTACTTCTGACACTTATTATCGGGAACTAGACTCGCGTATTCGCAAGGAATTTCCCAATAAATTTACTGCTCAGGCAGTTAAAAAACCCTCCTCAACAGTAGCTTCAGGTCGCCCGACACAGGTCAAGAAGTCATCTGCAAACATCGAACTTAACGATACGCAAAAAAACATTGCGCGTCGTCTCGGTGTCAGTTATGATGACTACAAACGGCAACTGAAGCTCGTACAAGATAGGAATGACTAATATGAGTCGCCCTGCTCCACGCGCTACAGAGAGTCGCACAAACAATTCTCGGCCTTTGGTCTGGAAACCCCCGTCCACTTTGGACGCACCACCCCCTCCAGAGGGGTATGTACACCGTTGGATTCGTACTGAAATCAATGGATACGATGATCGGAAGAACCTCTCCGCCCGCCTACGCGAAGGCTTCGAACTAGTTCGCGCTGATGAATACCCAGATCGTACCGATCTACCTTCTATCAATGAGGGACGACACGCAGGTGTTATCTCGGTAGGTGGTTTGATGCTGGCGCGTATTCCAGAAGAACTCGTGAAACAGCGCAATGCTTACTACAGTGGAAAAGCTGCCGAGCAGATTGAAGCCGTAGATAACAGCCTGTTTAAGGAGAGTAATTCCGTCATGCCAATCAGCAAACCTGAACGGCAATCTCGTGTCACATTCGGCGGCCCAAGGGCTGACTGATTTCAAAGGAATCTAAGCAATGGCAAATATTAATGCCAATTTCGGGCTTCGCCCGTATCGTATGCTTGGAAGCGGTGCCAACACCAACGGTGATAGCGTCTATAACATTCAGACGGCTGCTACTTCTGGTTCGACAAGCTTCATCTACTTTGGTCAACCTGTCATTCCACTTTCGAATGGTATGATTGGCCCAGTAACTAGTGCTTCTGGCGGTACAACACCAATTCTTGGTGTTTTTCTTGGCTGTAATTATATTGACCTTACCGGCAAGCCAAAGTGGTCGCCGTATTGGGTTAAAACAGCATCGGCCTATGCCAACTCTGTGGCTACCGCTCTTGTTGCGGCACATCCCGATCAGGCTTTCTTGATCAATACGGACGCGGCGGCAGCAGACACACTCGTCCACAACAATGCGGACTTTGTGACGATGACATCAGGTAGCACTGTTACGGGCATCTCTGGCGGCGCACTTGGAGTTTCAACGGCAACAACTACCAACACCCTTAACCTTCGTATCTTGGGCTTCGAGGACACTCCTGCGAACTCAGATTCAACGGTTGCTGGTCGTTTGGCGATTGTTATGCTTAACAACCACTTCTACCGGTACGGTGCCAATGGCACTGGTGCTGGCGTTTAAGGAGTAATGAACCATGGCTATAACTCGTTCACAACTCCTCAAGGAACTTGAACCCGGCCTGAACGCCTTGTTCGGCCTTGAGTATGACCGTTACGACAACGAACATAAGGAAATCTTCGACGAAGAATCTTCCGAACGTGCGTTCGAAGAAGAAGTCATGCTCTCTGGCTTCGGTCAAGCTCCTGTCAAGGGCGAAGGCTCTGCCATCACCTATGACACCGCTGGCGAATCCTTCACGGCTCGCTATACCCATGAGACGATTGCTCTTGCATTCGCCATCACGGAAGAAGCTGTGGAAGACAACCTC